CACCATCAATGGATTGACCATTAGCAAATGCAGTAGATAATGTGCCATTCGCAGTAGTTGTAGCAACCACAGAATCTTTTACGTCTAATCCCTGTGCAACTCCATCTACATAACCTTTATTTGCTGCATCATTATCACCAGTAGGATCTGCTAATCCTGTAATCTTCTGAGAGTTCAATGAAACTGCACTTGTAGGAGCAGCCATCTGATCTAAAGTATTTGTTCTAACTCCTGCATCAAAATCACTGATCTTTGTATGAGCAATGCTAGGAATATCAGCAGCAACCAAAGCTCTAAATGTAGGTGCAGCGTCACTTCCAGTTGTAGGACCAGATAAAACAGCATTTGCACTTCTTACTGTATCTTTATCAAAAAATCCTCCGATACCGCCAATTTTTATAACACTCGTAGCTGATCCTCCAGCACCACCCGTTCCTTTTCCTATAAATAGGGTTTCGTTACCTTCACTAAACGCTAGTTCTGCGTTAGCTAGTGAGGTGGGTGCTGACGATCCAGTAGATCTTTTAATTCTTAAGGTGTTTGCCATGTTAGAAGTTTCCTCCGTCTACAAG